GATGGAACCAATGCTTGGCTTAAGATGGTCACCAACAAGGGACGCATCCACCACACTTGCCAACTCGCTACTAACACAGGCCGAAACGCGCATTCACGCCCGAATCTCGGCCAGACGAGCAGTGACCCGCGCTGCCGGTCGTTGTTTCTGGCAGGCAAAGGTTTTCGTCAGGTGGGCGCAGATGCTTCTGGGTTGGAGTTGCGTATGCTTGGTCATTACCTTAGTCATTTTGATGGAGGGGCTTTTGCTGACGTTGTTGTCAACGGCGACATTCATCAACAGAATGCTGACCGTGTGGGTTGCTCTCGCAAAGACGTTAAGACCCTGACGTATGCCTTCATCTACGGTGCCTCCGATAAGAAGATAGGATCCTCTTTGGATAAATCATTGGATGATCGGAAAGCAACTGCCTTAGGTAAAGACATTCGCAAGAAGTTTCTTGAAGCTATTCCTGGCCTTGATGGATTACTGACTGCTGTCCAAAAGAAAGCAGAGACTGACATCCTAAGGGGTCTTGATGGCCGTCCCATCCGTCTTCAAGGTAAAAAACACGCTGCCCTTAACTACCTTCTGCAATCAGCAGGGGCAATCGTTTGTAAGCGGTGGAATGTAATTACTTATGAAACATTCAACTATCATGGTTACAACTGGGACATTAACTATCAATGGCTTGGTTGGATCCACGATGAAATTCAACTCGCTGTTCAACCACACCTCGTAGCCGATGCCAAATTCACACTCGAATGGGCGATTGTCCAAGCCGGAGAGTACTACAACCTCAAAGTCCCCCTCGCCTCAGAAGCAAAAGAAGGGGCATCATGGGCAGACTGTCACTAATACCCAACTCCGTGTTGATGCTGACTTCTATGCCTACCGCGCTTGTCAATCGGCTGAAACAGAATTGGACTGGGGTGATGACCTCATTACAATCGCTAGTAACTTCCGCGTTGTTCTCGACATCTTTGAAGGGGAACTCACAAACCTGCGAAAGCGATTCGACACCGATTACGTTACTCTTTACTTCTCCGACAGTAACAACTTTCGCAAACTTGTCTGTCCTGACTACAAAGGTAAACGCACAAAGCGAAAGCCTGTTGGTTACAAACGGCTGCTGGATTGGTGTTCCAAGCACTACAAAGTTGTTCGTTACAAGAACATAGAAGCTGATGACGCTCTTGGTTTGGAGTGCCACCTTGATCCTCGTGACTTTGTTCTTGTCTCACCAGATAAGGACATGAAGCAGATCTCCTGCCGCCTATTCAATGGCAGCGATGAGTTCAACGTCACACCTGAGGAAGCTGACTATTGGTTCTGGACCCAGTGCCTTACTGGTGATCCAGTCGATGGTTACAAGGGCGTACCAGGCATTGGAGCGGTAGGAGCTAAGAAGATCCTAGAAAAGGCAGAAGATCCTTGGGAGGCTATCCTTGAGGCTTATATCAAGGCTGGTCAGACTGAGGAGGATGCCCTCCGCAACACTCGCTTGGCGCGGATCCTTCGCCCTGGAGAGTACAACTCAACAACGAAGGAACCCATCCTATGGACCCCACCCCTATCCTCATCGGGCTTGACATCGGGCTAGTGTGTGCTCTAGTCTACGTGCTCGACCCTAACCTCATTCGGTATGTCGATCTTTTCATTCAAGCGACAGGAGTCCGTATTCAATTATGGCTCTATCAGGGACTTTTTAGAGTCCGAATATGGTATGACAAACAATCTCTACGACCGGGACCAGTGGGACGATTTCTACGGGACCGGCAACTCAAAACCATCCAACGAAACCCCGCCTACCGTGAGTTCTTCAGAGGAGACGACTAAGTACAATCCATCGCACTACCAACGTGGTCGTATCCAAGTTTGGGATTTTATTGTGGATCAGCAGCTGGATTTTCTGGCTGGCAATATCATTAAGTATATCTGCCGTGCTGGCCACAAGAATCAGGAGACTGAGATCGACGACTGGCTCAAAATTAGAGCCTATGTTAACCGCAAAATCAAAGCACTAAGCACCGATGAAAACACCTGAACATCTTATTGAACAGGCTTTCGTCTTTCGAATGGCCGCTGAACAATCCATTGACCCAGATGATGAACTAACTCAAGACATGCAACTCACTCTTATTAAGGAGGAGTTTGATGAATTGATGGAGGCTCACATCAATGAGGATGTTGTAGCCGACAGGATACACACCCTAAAGGAACTAGCAGATCTGGTCTTTGTCTGCTACCAATATGCCGTTGCTCGTAACTGGAATTTAGACACCGCTATGAAGCGGGTATTCGAATCCAACATGAGCAAGTTCGTTGACGGCAAGCCCCTCCGCCGCGAAGATGGTAAGATTCTCAAGGGGCCAGACTACAAACCACCATTTCTTGATGACCTAGTATGACTGCTTACGCTGACCTCGGGGACACCCCCAACACCATTGCCCGCACTGGCCGTGTTCAAAATTGGATTGACAACCCCGAATCGCGCCTCCCTGTCAGCTGTACGGTCTTCGTTGTCGAGGACTCTATGGAAGGTCCAGAGGGCATTGAAGCGTCTTGGCGTTTTGTATCTCACGCACTGCGCAACGGAGCCGGAGTGGCAGTCCACCTTTCTAAAATTCGAGAAGAGGGTGCTGACAACGGTAGAGGACTTACTGCCTCTGGCCCTGTTTCTTTCGCTCGTATTTACTCTGCTCTAAATGAAACCCTTCGTCGTGGTGGTGTCTACAAAAATGGTGCTGTTGTGTGCCATCTTGATTATACCCACCCTGATGCTATTAAGTTTATCCAAACCTCTCGGTCAGATATGGCATGGGTCAAACGATGCCTTAACGTGGATGCTGGATTCTTAACCAGTGCTTCACCTGAGCTGATTGAAGCTACCCTTGATGGTATTAAGAAGGGAGACCTTTGGCTCAATAAGATCCGCCATGATGCGGAAGGAAATAGAATTTATGGAAATGTCTGCCTCGAAGTTTATCTTCCTAGTCGTGGGACTTGTCTACTTCAGCACATTAATTTGGGTGCTTGCCAACTAGGTGATCTGACTCCTGCGTTTGTAGAAGGCATGAGTAGCCTTGTTGCTCTTCATGCTAAAACTGGTGTTGGGGAAACAGGTGAGTACTTGAGTCCTGAGGTTGACCGTCAAGTTGGTCTTGGGGTTCTTGGCCTTGCTAACTTCCTATGCCAGAATGGTGTAACCTACAAACAGTTTGGAGAAGCACTTGATGCGTACATCTCACACCAGCCCGTACATACGCCTGCGTACATACTCGTCTCCGAGTTGGCCAAATCAATTGAAATCGCAGCTCAGATTGCGCGTCAAGCAGGTATGTATCGGGCCTTTGCCATTGCTCCTACCGCTTCTTGTAGTTACAACAACGTTGATCTTCGGGGTTACACTACCACTCCTGAGTTGGCTCCTCCTATTAGCCGCCACGTTGACCGCGATTCAGGGACGTTTGGAGTGCAATCGTATGCGTACCCGCCGGACTGCGAAATTGCAGCAGAGGTAGGTTGGGCTGATTACAAACGAGTGGTTGATGGAATGGTGACCCTCTTCAGGTCAACGATGCTATTTCACGGATACTCCTTTAATAGCTGGTCCGACATGGTTACCTATGACCGTGCCTTCATTCGTGATTGGATGGCATCTTCCCAGACCTCTCTCTACTATGCCCTTCAGGTATCACCTGACACACAAGCAAAGGATGATGCCCTTGCTGCTCTTGATGAAGATTATCATGAGCTATTTGGGTTTAATGAAACCGCTCCAGAACCTACCGACAACAACATTTGTATTCCCTGCGGAGAATGACCCAAACCCTTTCGCCTTATGACCAAGTTATTTCCCGCAAACGAAAGTGGACTCCTGTCGCTGTTCAAAAGGGAAAGGTAGTTGATGGGTCTGAGGATGCCCTTTACCGGGCCCTCGGGCTCCGTCACCTTGAACTACCAGTACGTGAGTTCCTCCAGCAGGGACTCGATAAGGAACTACCTAATACTCCTGGTGTTAGGGAAGCCCTTATGTCAAATCAATTGGATGAAGAAAGGCATGATCAAGCTCTTAACTATGTGGTAGCTGCCCATGGTTCAGATGAAAAGTCTGAATCAGAAGCAAAGCACATTCTTAAGGCATGGCTAGATGCCCCTGAGCATCCTCTCCTAAAAGCCGCTATCCTTGAACGCAGTGTCTTCTTCGTCATCCTTCCCTTCTTCCGATTCAATGGAGACATCGGAATCAGAACCACAGCCGCCGACATTAGCCGAGATGAACAGGTACATGTCGCGGTCCATTCGATGGTGTCCTTTGAACTCGGACTTAAGTCCACACCAAGCTTGGATCGACTACGCAGAGCGACTGTCGGATGGGTAGTTGACGGGTTAAAATCAGATACAAATCGGTATCTCGACAAAGATTTCTGGTTATCTCAATCAGACTCTTTATATGAAAGGGGTAAGGCTCCTGGCCTATCCGATACCAAACGTGCTCGGATGCCCGCCTTCTTTGAGGCGGCAAACACTGATCTTCCACAATATGGCTGACGCCTACTTTGACACCGAAACCATTCCCCTGACTAGTATTGTTGGGGGGAGAATTGATCTTGACAAACTCATCGAAGAACTCGATACTATGTACCCAGACCAATACCCAGACCATGAAATGAACGCATGGCAAACTGGACGTATGGCTGGGGCTATCGAAATTATTCGATACCTTAAATCAAAACGCAATCCTTAATCAAATGTGTCTCGCTCCTAAAATGCCTGCGGCTCCTGAAGCCCCAGCGCCACCCCCCGCAGCTCCTATTCCGGTTACGCCTGAAGGTACTAAGCCCACAACAGTGAAGCCCTCAATGACCAAACGTGCGTCCCTTCAACAGGCTAGCAAGGGCACCTCTGCCTTGACCATTCCCCTTAGTACTGGCGGTATGTCTGCTGCTGCTCCTAATCTTTCCATCGGCTCACCTAAAGCATAATGGAAAATCAATCTGCCGCAAGTCGTTACGCAAGGTTGGCTAGCGACAGAACGATCTTTCTCGATACTGCTAGGGACTGTGCTGCTCTGTCTCTTCCTTATCTTCTCACTCCTACGGGGGTAGTGAATGGACAAAAGCTACCAACTCCTTGGCAGTCCATGGGCGCCAAAGGTGTTAATGTGATGGCTTCAAAATTAATGTTGAGTCTGTTCCCTGTGAACGCAACATTTTTTAAGCTTCAGATTAATGATGGTAAACTCAGCTTGGACCCCAATCTAAGTGCTGCTGTTAAATCAGAGATTGACTTATCTCTTTCCAAGATGGAACGGGTGGTCATGCAAAACATTGCCGAGTCACAGGATCGAGTTATCCTCCACCAGGCAATGAAGCACGTGATCGTGACAGGCAATGTCCTGATTTACATGGGTTCAAATGGTGTTAAACTTTATCCTCTTGACCGTTATGTGGTCGTCCGTGATGGAGAGGGTAATCCCACCGAGATCGTTACTGTTGAATCTATTGATCGTCAATTCCTTCCTGCTGAATTCCAAACGGAACAAGCACGGAATGTAAATGATGTAGCTGACAATACCAGTGCTCCAAGTACTGATGTTACTGTTGGTGAAGGTGAAGCTGCTGTTTATACTTGGGCTAAACTCAAGGATGGGCAATGGCGTTGGCGTCAAGAAGTAGACGGGAAGATTGTTCCTGACTCCTACGGCAAAGCGCCTAAGAATACCACCCCCTGGCTTCCCCTCCGCTTCAATGTTGTGGATGGAGAGGACTATGGTCGTGGACGTATTGAAGAGTTCCTTGGTGATCTGAAGTCCCTTGAGGGCCTCATGCAAGCCATGGTGGAGGGTTCTGCTGCGGCTGCTAAGGTAGTCTTCCTGGTCAGTCCCGCTGCTACTGTGAAGCCCTCTACGCTAGCTAAGGCTGGCAATGGAGCTATTATCCAAGGTCGTGCTGAGGATGTGACTGCGGTTCAAGTGAGCAAGCAGGCAGACTTCTCCTCTGCTTACCAGATGATCCAGTCGCTAACTCAACGGCTGTCTGAAGCCTTCCTCATTATGACCGTGCGTCAAAGTGAGCGCACTACTGCCGAAGAGATTCGTGCCACCCAGCAGGAACTCAACGAGCAACTTGGAGGAATCTATGGTAACCTAACTACTGAGTTGGTTCGCCCGTACCTCCAACGGAAACTCTTTACCCTCCAGCGTTCGAAAGAACTACCTCAACTACCAAAGGGAATCGTATTTCCAACTATCATTGCTGGCCTCGAGGGCATTGGTCGTGGACAGGACCGTGAGTCTCTCATGATGTTCCTACAAACGATCTCTCAAGCCCTTGGTCCCGAAGCAATGGCTCAATACATTGATCCAGAGGAAGCCGTTAAGCGTCTTGCTGCTGCTCAAGGTATTGACACACTGAAGCTAGTCAAGACTGCCGATCAGCGTCAGCAAGAGAAGCAGCAAATGCAACAGATGAACATGACCAATTCCCTCATGGGACAAGCAGGGCAACTTGCCAAGGCCCCCATGATGGATCCTACGAAAAACCCTGACTCACTCGAAGCACTTCAAAATGTCGTCAACACAACCGCGCAAGCAACCCAACCCCAAGCCCCTCAACAATAATGAGGAGGTGATTGAAGAGCCTACTGTAATTGTTCCTAAGGAACAGTTTAAGTACGGTGATGTAAAAGTCTCCTCTCCAGGTGTTGGTAAAGTTTCCATTGTTATCCACTAAACCAAATGTCTGAAATTGTTTTTGATGCAACTGATCCAGATGTTACAGCTGCTCGGGAAACCGAAGAGCTACGCCTTTTGGAATCAGGCAGTAATCTGATCGACAAGCAAGAAGCTGATGCTCTTGAACAGTATCGGCGCAGTGAGCTTGAAGCTAACGATCATACTCAATATGCTGGTAAATTTAAATCAGCAGAGGATCTTGAGAAGGCTTACCTAGAACTACAAAAGAAGCTAGGTAATAAGGAAACTGATGACTCCTCTCCGACAGATGAAACCGAGAGTGATGACTCTGCCCCAGAGGAGGAAGAAGTTCAATCCCCCGTCTCAAAGCGGGTGGACTTCCTCAAGGAAGCATCAGATGAGTATTACTCAAATGATAATGAACTTAAGCCGGAAACAATTCAAAAGCTTAAGGAGATGCCTTCTGAGGAACTCATTGAAGCGTACCTTGAACTCCAAAAGAATAACCCAGTAGCCAAAGCACAACCCCTTTCGGATGATGCTGCCAAGACTATTGTTGATTCTGTGGGTGGACAAGACGCTTACAACGATACTCTTTCCTGGGCTGCCGATAATCTCAAGCCAGAGGAAGTTGCTGCTTATGACAACGTTGTTAACAGCGGTAACAAAGATGCTATTTTCTTTGCCGTTCAGGCTTTGAATCAGCGTTATAAAGATTCGGTTGGTTTCGAAGGTCAACAGATCTCTGGCAAGGCACCCAAGAGCACAGTCAAAGGATTCCGTTCGAACGCTGAACTGGCTAACGCAATCAGCGATCCACGGTATCGGAATGACCCTGCTTATCGGTATGACAT